CGACCGCCTTGCCGAGGACACGGTGAACGTTGTCACCGGCCGGCACCGCAGCATCGTGCGCACCGTTGTTGACAGGTTCCGGTCTACCGTCGCGAGCGTCACCTCGCTTGTGACGTTCGGCCGCACCCGCCGCCAGGCCACACAGGACGCCATGCGGCAATGGGCCGACGAGGGCATCACGAGTTTCGTCGACAACTCAGGCCGCCGTTGGAAGCTTGCGAGTTACGCCGAAATGGCGGTGCGTACCAGCACCGGGCGCGCGGCCGTCGAGGGTCACATGCGCACGCTCGCCACGGCCGGATACGACCTAGTGATCGTGTCCGACGCACCGCGCGAGTGCCCCCTGTGCCGCCCGTGGGAACGCAAGGTGTTGTCCATCGCCGGGCCCGCAGGTTCCCGCACGGTCGAGGTAGAGCACGCCATCGAAGACCGGCGCATGGTGCGGGTACCTGTAGCGGGCAGCCTCGACGAGGCCCGCCTCGCAGGGTTGCAGCACCCCAATTGCCGTCACTCCGTATCGGCGTTCACGCCGGGCGTGACCGTGCACAACGACGCCACCAGCGACCCGGACGGCTACGAGGCAGGGCAGCGACAGCGCGCCATCGAGCGGCACATCAGGCGATACAAGAACCGCGCCGCAGCCGCCGTCACCCCCGAAGCCAAGCGGGCCGCCAACGCCAAGGTTCGCCAGTGGCAAGCAGCGATGCGCGACCACCTCGCCGCCCACCCCGACCTACAGCGCATACCGCGCCGCGAGCAGCCCGGGGCTTCCAACCTCCCCGACCGCGGCCCCGCCGCCCCGGACGAGGCCGTACAGGCCGCACGCGTCCGCTCAGGCGACGCGCGCACCGTACGGGAGATGACCGATGCCGAGCTGGTCGCCGCAGTCCGGTTCGGCGAGCTCACCGAGCAGGACCGCACCCGCATCATGGGTGAGGTTGACCGGCGCGAAACCCTCGCCCTGCTCGACCGCATCCGCCCCGGCGGGCGCCTTACCGACGACCTGCTCGCATTCAGCGACGACGAGCTCGCCCGCGCGTTCGGCCACGTCGAGGACGACGGCGACCGGCTACGGATTATGGCGGAGATGGACCGCCGCGACGTCGCCGCGACCCTGCCAGGCGTGCGCGCCGACCTGGTCGGACTGTCCGACCACCAACTCGCCGCCCGCTCCAAGGGTGCCGACGAGCAGACCCTCGCCGACCTCTCCGCTGAGGCGCACCGCCGCGACCTGCTCGCCCAGCACTTCCCCGGAGGCGAGCTGCGGGCCGACCTCGGCCAGGTCGGCGACGACGAGCTCGCATGGTGCATGCAGTACGCGCGCACCGACGAAATCTTGCGCATCGCCGCCGAGATGGACCGCCGCGACGCCGTCGACCTCCCGCAGCCGGCCGACAGTGGCGATGCCGTGGCCGACATGCTCGCCGACCGCGACGCCCTCGCCGAGTCCATGGCCCCCGCCCCGGACCCCACAGGGTGGGGCGCCCTCGCCGACGACGAGAAGTTCGCCGAGCAGGCCGCCGCCGCAGCCACCGCCCACGAGGAGCAGGGCGGCGACACCGACGAACGGCACACGATCACCCGCCGCGAAGCCCGCGCCCTATACGACGAGTACGTCTATCGGCAGTACCTCGCCGCCGAGGACGACCTACGCGGCGTGCTACTCAACAAGAAGTACGAGACGCAGGCAATCAGCCCCCCTACTCTGTTCAGCGGGCCCGCGCGCATCGCGTACGCGCGCGCCTCGGACGAGCTGAAAGAGTGGTGGGCCGAGCACGGCCGGTTGACTCAGGCCGAGTTCATCGAGTCTGTGACCGGGCAGGCCCAGCGATGGGCCGCGGGCGCCGCTAAGAACGAATCCGACCAGCAGAACAAGCGATGACCGGGGGCAGCATGGGCACACGCGAGGACATCGCCAGAGCCGTCACGGCCGGCCGCGAGGCAGGCCAGCGCGGCGACCTCCCGACCACATGCCCGCACCCGCGCACCTCGACGCTCCGCACCGCATGGATTCGCGGCTATGCGGAAGCGCGCCCGCTCGCCGAGCAGGACCGCGCCGAGTAGGCGCACCACAGACTGCACCACCCCGGGGCCCGCCAGGAGCGGGCCCCTTTTGCATGCCCGGACGCCCGCCAGGAGCGGGCCCACACCGCCCCAGGAGGGCACCCCATGAACACCCGCGCTTTCCGTCACCCGCTCGCCACCCATGCCGCCGGTACCGTGCTCGGCTACCGCCGCGACGGCCGCCCCATCTACGTCATCGCCGGGGGCGACGGCACCGGAGAGGGCGGGCAGGGCAGTACCGAGGGCCAGCAGCAGGGCGCGGCCGGGCAGGTCCCGACCGGCCAGCAGCAGGGCCAGCAGGGCGGCGCCGAGGGCGACGAATCCACGCTCCCCGCGTGGGCACAGACTGCGCTCAAGTCGGCCCGCGCCGAGGCCGGTAAGTCCCGGACCACGGCCAAGCAGACCGCCGCCAACCAGGCGAAGGCCGAGCTCGCGCAGGAAATTGGCAAGGCGCTGGGAATCGTCGCAGGCGACGAGGCAGCCGACCCCGCCAAGCTGACCGAGCAGCTGACCGCCTCGCAGGCCGCGGCGCGCCAGACCGCCGTACAGCTCGCCGTATACCGCGCGGCCGGAGCAGCGGGGGGCGACGCCGACGCGCTGCTCGACTCCCGCTCGTTCATCGACGCCCTCGACGCCGTCGACCCCACCGACACCACGGCGGTAACCGCCGCGATCACCGCGGCGATCACCGCGAACCCCAAGCTCGCCGCGGCACCCGCCGGACCCAACCGCGGGGGCGCCGAGTTCAACGGGCCCCCGGCCGGCGAGCGCACGCCGACCACCCTGCACGACGCCATCGCCGCCCGCATGGGCGGCTGACACCCCAGGAGTAACCCACCATGGCTACCTCTCTTGCCGAGGCCAAGCTCAACGCGCTCGACGCCGTCGATGTGCAGGTGATCGACGAGTTCGCGAAGTCCAGCGACATCCTCAACCGCATGACGTTCGACAACGTCGTGTCGCCCACCGGCGGCGACACCCTCACCTACGGATACCGGCGGCTGATCACGCAGGCCGATGCCGCGTTCCGTGCGCTCAACACCGAGTACACCCCGGCCGAGGTCACCACGCAGCGGTACACCGTCGACCTGAAGCCGCTCGGCGGATCGTTCAACATCGACCGCGTGATCGCGCGTATCGGCCCGGCCGCGTCCGGCGCCGTCGCCCTGAACGTGTCCCAGAAGATCAAGGCGGCGCGCGCCAAGTTCGCCGACGCCGTGATCAACGGCGACGTGTCCGTCGACACGAACGGGTTCGACGGTCTGTCGAAGATCCTCACCGGTACCGCGACCGAGTATCTGCCGCTCAACAACGGCGTGACCACCGGTTACGTCGACTGGACGGCGATCAACGACAAGGCCACCGCGCTCGCCGCGCAGGTCCACATCGACAACTGGCTCGCCGCGATGGACGACACGCCGGACGTCATCTACGGCAACCGCAAGACCCTCGCACTGTTCAAGCGCATTGCCGCATGGTGCGACCAGCTCGACAAGACGACCGACGCGTTCGGCCGCCCGGTCACCGCGTACAACGGCATCCCGCTGCTCAACCTCGGCGCCAAGGCCGGCAGCAACAACGACGTGATCGGCCTGGTGTCCCGTGACGCCGACGCCGGGGGTGCGGGTGGCTCCATCACCAACCTGTCTGATCTGTACGCCGTCCGCTACGGCCTCGACGGTTTCCACGGCGCGAGCGTGGGCGGCGGTGCCCCGCTGCTGTCCACGTACCTGCCGGACTACACTACGGCCGGCGCTGTCAAGACGGGCGAGGTCGAGCTCGGCCCCGTCGCGCCCGTGCTCAAGGCCACCAAGGCCGCCGCGGTGTTCCGGAACATCAAGGTCGCCACGCCGTGACCGTGACCCCTTCGGAGCGCCCCGCGTTCCGCATCACTGCGCCCGTCGTCGGCTACACCGGCGACGGGCCCGGCGGACTCCCGTTCGTCGACGGCATCGCCGAGACCGACGACCCGGCAGTGATCGGCTATTGCCAGGGCGCCGGATACGGCGTCGAGTGCCTCGACGCCACCGCGCCGCCCGAGCCCGAGCCCGAGCCCAACGCCCCGCAGGCCACGCCCGCGGGGCGTTCCCGTACCCGCAAGAAGAACGAGGACCAGGAGGTGACCGCCGATGCCTCGAACTGAGTTTGTTGCACAGTCGGTGTCCGCAGGTACGCCGCTCGCCGCGATCACGATGAACACCGCGGACGGCACCAACGGCAACCAGTGGCGCTACACCGGCCGCCGAAAGCTGATCGTCCGCAACGGTGCGGCCAGCGCAGTCACGGTCACCATCCGCAGTAACAGCCGCGTCAACGGCCTGACCGTGCCCGACCGTGTGGTGTCCGTCGCCGCATCCGGTACCGCGTACATCCCCGAGGGCCCCGAGGCACTCCAGACCGACGGATACGTCTACTGCGATTGGTCCGCGGCCGCCTCGGTCACCGCCGGGCTCATCGAAGAGACCACGTAAGGGGGGCGGGCATGGTGTACGCGACTGCCGCGGAGCTCGCCGCCTACACCGGCCAGCCCGCGCCGGCCGATGCCGAACGGCTGCTCACCCGCGCCTCGCAGGACGTCGACGACGCGCTACGGACCGCCGTCTACAGCACGGACAGCGCGGGCATGCCCACCGACCCCGCCATCGTCGCCGCACTCAGTGAGGCGACGTGCGCGCAGGTCGAGTACCAGCAGGCGACCAGCGACGACGGCACCGGCGCAGCCGGGCGCTGGGACTCCGTCAGCATCGGCCCGGTATCCCTCTCCGGACGCCGGGACGCACCGCGCGGAGTGGGCGACGTCGACCTCGCCCCACGCGCCGACCGCACCCTACGGCGCGCCGGACTACTGCCGGGGGTGATCTGTTGACCGCCGTCCCCCGATGGTTGCTGCCTCACCGGATCACCGTCGAGCCGTACCTCGGCGTATCGGCGTACGGGCCCCGCTACGGGCCCCCCGTCGCAGGCGTGCCCGCCATGGTGGCCGCTGCCATCCGACGGACACGCGACGCGACGGGCGCCGAGGTCGTTTCC